AGTTTCCATTAGCTGCAACTTCGATAGTAAATACTTCCGCACCATAAGTCGTGCTATCAATTGCTACACGGGAATTAACTTGACCTGTTAAAGTCAAATCTGTTCCAACAATCGGAGTATGACGATTGAATGTCAATCCGAATTGTGATTGCCAAGCAACTGATTGAAGTCCTGAACCGATATCACCTGGAATGTAAGCATTTACTCCATCAATAGTTCTAGCGACTGTATTCAACCAAATCTTTCCATCATCTTCAGGATGTAGCCCAGGGTCTTGGATGAGCGCATATGAAAGGTTATTGATTGTAGTAAAGCCTAAAGGCTCTCCATACCAATGTTGGTCAATAGCTCCCTGTATCATAGTCTTTTCTTGTAAAGCACTTCTTTGACCAGTCGCATCCCAATACAATTGACGATTATCTTCAATGAATTGACGACGTGTCAAACTTACCATACCACTAGATGATGGGTCTGTTGCAGATAAATGAGCTAATGCATTTATCAAACCTGTTGTAGAAAGAAGAGGTTCAATCACTTCATCAATCAATCCGCGACTAGAAACACTTGACCCAGTATTCAATGAGTTAATACCAAGTTCAAGATTTACCGTAAGGTCATCTCCAAATAACTTAATGTTCTGATATTGACCAGAAGCATCATTCCATTCGATGTATTTTGGTTGTCCAGCAAAAGTTCTATTCACTGAAGTCAATCTAAGAATAGATTGGTCTTTCAACATATAAGTATTGTAATCTTGAGCATTCACCATTCTATTTTGAGCATAGTATGTTGAAGGTGCAGATTGACGAATATGTTCAATACTTTCTGATGCAGCAGAGTTTTGAATAGTTGAAGTTAGTGAAAAAGTCAAGCTACATGTTTCTGCCATTCCTGAAGTAGAAACATATTGGAATGCTAACGGTTGATTGACTAATCGATTAGTTGGAATAACGATACTACGATTAGCAGATTGTCTTATCCAAAAGAAGAACCTTCCTACAGGAATATCTGAAAAATCACCATCACCAAAGATAAGTTTGATTGCATCGTTTTCTAAAGTTTCTACTTCAAACTTTTTGCGGTTCTTAATAATGTTGAATGATAGATTTTGGTCAGCTAAGGTTTCTACTTCTTCCCAGATTTCTTCAACAGTTCCAGTTGAATCAACTTTAGTAACCCATACATCAGTCTCGTTGACATTGAACGGTTTTAGTGAAAGACTACGATTTGGAATAGCATCATTCATGCTATAATCTAAACGAGTTAATACACCTTGCTTAGCATACATCAAAAAGCCAGTATAATCTGAACCATCGCCAAGTCCATCATTTGAATAGATAACTGACAATTGTGAATTGACATCTGGAGTCTTTTCGTATGGTCCATTAGAATCTAATAGAACCGGAACTAATTCCATCGGAAATGATTCTAATCCAGTATCAACAGTAAACGCAAAGATGCCATTAGGAATAGCATTTAGTGCATTGTTAAAAGTATAAAGCTGCATTGATACATCGCCAATTTGTTGCAAACTAGCAAATTGACCAAAGCTACCAGTGATGCATCTATTCAATACTAAAAAGAATTGTTCTTTCCAATTGACATTATTCGGGTCATTCCAAATGATGTTTAGACCTGATAAGTTAATACCTTGAGAATCAATAACTTTTTCAGTTGTCGATATTGAAGTTATTTTTACTAAACCACGAGCTGGAATATTACGAGAAGGTGCATAAGAAATTAACTTTGCAAGTTTTAGAATTGATTGCTTACGTTGGGCTGTAGTGATAAAGTTTTCATGCGATAACATATCCATGCGATATGCTAATTGTTCTGCTACATATGCAAAAGATTCAATTAAAGTAATTAACTCTGAAGATTCTATAAAGTCATTAAAGTTTTCTGGATAATAGATTCTAATGTAATCTATTATTGACAGTTTTATTGAATCATAATCATAAGCAGCAAAGTTAATTTGAGAAAAAGCTTGATAGATTTTTGTCCAACTTTCAGCTTGGTAAATGTTTTTAATTGACATTTGTAATCCGTGTATTAAGTGTTTATGTATTTATTCAGTATAGAGTCTAGTAAAAGTTACCCACCAGTTTTAACTTCAATTTTCAACATATCTTTTACTCCAAACTCATTATAAAACACATCGCAAAAACCAATGATTGCATTATTGTCTGCAAGTGAAACAACTTGTAAATCAAGTAATGTTACTCGAGGGTCATAGTCAATAACATACTTCAAATCATCTTCCACAATCTTACGAGTATTTTCATCATTTGGTTCAAATGTAAGTAATGGAATACGAGTTCCAAAAGTAGGCATCATAACTCTATCACCTTTTGCAGTAAAGATATGATTATACAAATCTTGTTTCACTACTTCAAAATTGGCAATACCAAATTGCTTTTCGTTAAGCCACTTATTAGAAGAAAAGCCATGATACATTGTTTTAAAGTTAGAACCTGTGGCCATAATGATTATCCTTTGTAATGCTTATTTCTATTTGAGTTTGTTGGACGAACAAATGGTTCGTGTGATGGAACAATTGAAGCACCTGATGCTTCTAATGCACATTCACCGGCTGATGCTGGACCACCCGGTAAGATACGTTCGTCTTTATCTGCATCGGTCGGCGTTGTTTCTACTGCTGCAGTAATCTTACTTCCTTGCATAGCAAATAAACCCAAACTTTTGATATCAACTGTGTCACCAGTCAAACGGGTTTTTGTACCTACTAAATCGAGAGTACATCCTGTCGCAGCCAATGTTGCTCCAGCCTTGATATGCACATTCCCACCCTGAACCCTAGTATCTGCTTCACTCTTAATATTGATACCTGTCTTTGCTTCAAGGTTGATGTTTCGCCCTGCTGCTAAATTGATGTCTTGTTCTGCTCGCACTGAGATAGACTTTGCACCATACATATGAATGTGCCCGTCTTCATCAAGCTCTATCCAAGTATTACCTGAAGCAGTTGACACATAGATACGTTCGTTAGTATCATCAAGAATGATTTGATTACCTTCGCATGTCTTCACGCGAATTCTGCAATTATCGGCAGTATCATTCATAGTAATGACATGATGACCTGGAGTTACCCAACAATAAGTTTGCGGGTCAAGATACTCAGTTGGGTCGGCTGCAGCCGGAGCATAACCTTCTGTTCCATCAGGATGAAGCTTAGGTTGAGCTACTTGTCGTTCTTGAGTTCCTCTGGTTTGCGCAATAGGATTACTTACATCTCCATTGAAAGCTGCACGAAGATTTGAATAAGCTGGTTCTAACGGGTCATACGAATCCGTCCAAGGTCCAACTTTCCCATCATTAGTTTGATTTCGACCAGATGGCAAACCTCTATTACGATGTAAGTCGTATGCAGCAGCAAAAAAGAATCTTCGATTCGAACTACCGTTCAACAAAAAGACTAAGACTTGAGAGTTTAGTTTAGGTAAGCAATAGAAGCCATAAGGCACTGGTCCTTTAGGTGCAGTACTATTACGTCCAACTGGGAAATCATTTGTTACTCCACCAAAAGGTGCTGCATATTCTGCCCATGGCAAACTTGAAATAGTATAAGATTCCCCATCTAATGTCGGACACCAGATTTTCATTCTACCCATTTGTTCTGGGTCATCAGTGTCCATTACGAAGCCATTAGTAATGAATGGGAATCCGTTTTGAAAATGATTGATGACTGCTTTATTAGTTTGCATTATTGACTTTATCCCTTGACTCTTTTGGTCCAAAAGCACCATACACATTTAGCATACTCAAATTCAATTCTTGAGTAAAATCACTGCCGCTGAAAGTATGAACTATAGAAATGATTTGATACCAATCATCATAGAATAGTTTGACTTTATACTCAGGTAAATCAGTTTCTTCACTAAATGGATATTCTTTTGGTCCATATACATTGACTTTAGCATATTGAGTTTCTTTTAGAAACTTTCTTTCTTCAGCTATTTTTTCAATAACTTTACGATGTTCTAAGTGTGCTTGAACTATACTACCATTTCCTTTCGGAGCGGTCTTAGCATTGATGTCATATTCCCATTTCGATAACTTATCAACGTTTTCTTGAGTTCCGTTCTGAAGATAATCTTTGACAGACGATGCAAATTTTGGAACGGGAATAGAGGAACTTACAATAAAGTTTGAAAATAGATTAGGATTTCCACGTATCTTTACTGAAGTTGCACCCATGCTAAAATGCATATCCGCTAAAGTCTGATGAAATGCTTGAGCATTCTTATACGTCTGTTTAGACATCGGGTCATTTGACGGAGAAGTATCAACTTGATTAGTTCGTTGGTTCGTTGTTGATGGTGGAAGATACATAACTTGGTTTTCACCTACCGGTGCAACGAATGTTTTTTCTGCTCCACCTTTCGACACATTATCTTTCTTCTTTTGTGTTTGACTAGTAATGTCTTTGCCGCGTTCAGAGGGTGCATAAGAATTAGTCGCTAATCCAACAATTAAGTTATCAATCTTAATAGCAAAATCAAGAACATCAGAGTTATGTCCTGAAAAAATATAGTCAAATTCAATTGAACCTTCTGGAGCTTTAGCATCTCGCGGAGGTCCTTCTCTATTTACCTCACCGCTATCGCTAATCTTTGGCGTTTTGTCATTTGGATTTTTTGTCATATACTCAACAACATCAAAGTGAATAGTATATTGCTCATCGTTTGATGACACTGATTGGTGTATCTTCCAGGTTTTGATTTCTTTATCCGTTGATGCACTATTACGATTTGCTAATGCAGTTACCTCTGGACATAGCATAAACAGATTATGCAAGCTATCATGAATGTTATTCGTAATCTGAGAAGAAAAAGTTCCAGTGTTCTTATTGTCTTTTTGTAACTGTTCTAATTGTTGTTTATATTGGTCTTCGGCTGCTTTAGTGCCATCACCATAAAAGATAGTTTCTGGAGTTTTATCATTACCTGCCGTTACTTTATAATAAAACCAATGTGGTGGCAAAGTAATCATGTAAGTTACTATTCGACCAGGTTTAGTAGTCTTATCTTTTTCAGTATTGCTTTTTGGCTGACCGCTCTGGTCAGCAGGTTTAGAAATAGCATTATGTTCAAGATACCAATCACGAGCCGCTTGATTAAGTTGATTTTCAATTGACCTAACTGCAGTTCCTAATAACGAGTTTTCAAAGTTTACTGTAAGAATTTTTGGAAGCTGAGATAAATGAGCTAAGTCTTTACTTACTCCCATTGTCTGAGAACAAAATCCCATATCATATACCGCACCACGAGTAGTATATTCTGATAGGTTGAATTCTCCACCCATTATCATTGGAATACCGATAGTTGAAACATGTTCAGTTTTGCCATCATCAGTGTGTCCAACAAAGATAAGATGCAAACAGTATGCTAACCCTGTGCCATCAGATTTGAACTTGTTTTGAACTAAGTATCTAAAGTAGTTAAAGAACCCAACTCCTGATGGGTCAACGACTTGTATTTGAATAAGCCCTTCATTGACTAAGGTTGACGTTGCATATTGGTCAGAAGCTCCAACCAAAGTAGTAAATGTAACGTTAGCAATGGAAAACTCTGAAGTCTTACGAGAATCGACTAGTAAAAATACTCCTCCACCAATATCTTCTCCAAGCTTTTTGCCGCTTACAGAGCTAAGGAACCCTGGGCTATCTGGTGTGCCAGGATTTAAGTAATTTTGAAATGCTTCAGTATTGCTAGCAACAGTCAATATGTAATGAATGCTGTGCGAACGAAACTTATCTAGTGGATTGACTGGTATGCTCATTATAGGACTAATGGTGGTAGGATAGAATCATTGCTTCTAGCACTATCTATTCCTCCAGTTTTTTGGGTCATTAGAAGGGTAACTCTTTCGTGTGAAGGAATTGTCAGAATCCTGCCACTGAATGCTTCTGCATACGGGTCAAGTAAGTTGTTGTATTGAGCTATAATCCACCATAACGAAGGGTCATTGTAAAAGCCATAAGCAACTTTATCGAGGCGACCGTTAGTAGTTTCGTCGATTGTATATGATAAGTCAGAAGTATCGTCACGAGGCAAACTAAATCGCCCCCACCATTCTAGACCTATAGGACCTACTTCGGTTAGACCACCTTGGACATAACGAGAGGTTTTGTTTTCAACACTTGAGATTGTCATTTAGAAGCCTTTAAACGATTTAAGAATTTTAGGTCCAAGAACATAACCTTGAGAAAAACCTTTAGCAAAATCAGAAGCAAAACCACCTTTAGCCGTTGAAGGCAATTCAGTTAGTCCATCATTGGCTTTACCCAACATAGCCTGTCCTACATTGGATTTTTCAAATGAATTGAGATTACTTGCTGCAAGTTCATCTTTTTGTTTTTGCATACTTTCTTTAGCTTGTTGCAATAATGGCTTATCTCCATCTTTCCCAACAACTGCAGCAGGTGTAGTAGATATTCCAGACTCTTCAGTTGATGGTGTTGGATTTGGAGCACCACGAGAAGCATCATACGCACCTTTCATATCGCCTTTCTTATAAGCCGCTAAGCTAAATCCTGAATACTCACGTGGAGACCAAGCTTCTTTTAATGAGATATCAATGTTCATAATAACCGGGAATGCTTGCATATCTGCCGTGTGAATGTAATCGACATCATTGGGCCAACTAACATTCAGCGAAGTTATCACAACTGGAACCCCACCTATGTTCTTATCACCATAAGCAGTAAATGTTAAGACATCAGGTGGAGCACCTAATCTATTCTTATCTTCTGCTTCGGTACCATAACCATAGTAAGGCATCAACCAGCTTCGTAAAAGATTAAGAGTCTTTTGGTTTTCAGTTGCTTCTGCTACATTTCTAGAAATAAGTTTTGCTTGACCAATACCCCACCCACGAGAAGCAGTTCTTGAATACTTCATGATTGAACCAGGATGATGGGCAGGCGATACTTCATCATAAGTAGCACTTCGTTCTTCACTGATTGTCGGAGTTACTTTGAAAGTAACAGTTTCCCCAGTGACTGTTGAAACTAACGTGACTTCTTTTCTTGTCGGCCCACCAACTCCAGCTGCAATTCCAGCATCAGAAAGCATTGATGAAACATCAGAAGCTCCAACAGTATCGCCAAAGAATCCGGATTTGAAACTGTCAAATCCTAAAGTATTACCAAAGTCTTTGATTGCATTTTCAGTCACAGTTGACATACTGCCATTAGTTAGAGCTTTGAATGATTCAGGAATCATATTGTTGATTGCATCATTACCGCCAAGAGCTCCAGAAATCATATGACCTGGCGTAGAAGGTGATGAGCCAAACAAAGTATTCCCAATGCCATCCAGGATTTTTGTAGCACCCCATTTGATTTGACTTCCAATTTCAGAAAGCTTTTCAAATGGTTGTGATAAATCAGACATGCTTGGTAATGATGGTAGGTCACCTACTACTGCATCCCAAGTTGACATATTGAACAAACCTGGTTCTTGTGCTGCTTTTCTCCAAAGACGTTCTTGTTCTAAAGTTCGGCCATTACTTAATACAATTGGCTTAGAGGGTAAAGCATCCCAGGTCATTACTTATCCTCCTTAGTTTCATCTTCAGTAAAACCAAATGACTTTTTCAATTTGTTGAACATCATTTTTGCTAAGGTCTTATTATGTTCTAAACCGACAATCGTTGCAAACTCTTCTTCAAACCCTAGCTCTACTGCTCGACGTGCAACCGAACCACTTATCTCGTCATCATTCAAGTTACCTGACATATGCAACTTGTCCATTGCTTTATCAAGAGCGGATTGCTTTTCAGCTTTTTTAGTTTCAACTGCATCATCAGCTCTATCAAGACCAGGAATAATGACATGTTCAATGTCTTTGTCATCTTCAGTCTTGAAGCCTTTGTCTAACATGTCTTTATAACCCTTAGCTCTGTCAGAACCCGCACCAATTGCAATCGGCTCAAACCCTGCATCACGAATAGCGCCAAGTGCAAAGAATGCACTTTTAGCAGTTAGAAACTCTACGCCATTTGCTTTACCTGATGCTTGCATAAACGAAATTCGTTCATCAGCCGTTAGAGGATTCTTCTTTTTGTCTAAGCTTGACTTTTCTCCGGCAATGATAATGACTACTGGTTTAGATTCTAAATCTAAATCCGGATTTCGTCTGATGAATTCCTTCATTTTATCAATGACTTTATAATGTCCTTTCGTTGGTGGTTGGTATCGCCCAATAGCAAATGCAACTCGTTTCTTTTGCATTGGAGGCAAAGCTTCAAATAGGAATTCTTCTTCAGTTTCGTTTAGTAATGACATATTGTTAATTCACACTTATTTTGGATTATAGAACTATTTATCATTCAACAAAGAATGAAAAAAGTTACACAAAATATCAAAATAGTGATATAATTGATTAGTGGTCATTTATAACAGCACTAACCTTACAAGGGAGTTCCAATCAAATGACCAAATCAATTTTAATTTTTGAACCTAATTCTAACGATACACCTTTAGAAGAACCAACAGCTTTAGAACCTCAGATAGAACAAAAAACAAAGAAAGAAAAACCACCTAAACCTCCAAAATACAAACGTCCAAAGGCAACTTCTACTGAAGGGCATTATGTGACCAATGCCGTCTTATTGCCTGAAATGCTCCGTGCTAAAGCTCTCGGCCGAGTAACACCCGAACTTGCCGAAATGTTTTTGAAGATAGCTACTCGTTATTCAATGAGTAAAAATTATGCTCATCTATCGTCTATTCGTGATGATATGATTTCCAATGCAGTTCTCAATCTACTTCAAAATGGTCTCAAATTCAACCCTGAAAAATCTAGTAATCCATTCAGTTATACTACGCAATGTTGTTATCATAGTTTCTTAATGGTTATTGCAGAAGAAAAGAAACAACGCGAAATTCGAGATACTTTACTTTTAGATAATGGAGTAAATGCATCGCTTGGACATATGGAAAAAGAACACGACAGCTATCGCGAAAAACATGCGGAGTTCTTTGATAATGAGTAATGATATTACTTTCATTGACATTTATACAGAATACGGTATTCATATTTCATCAATCAGTAAAATTGCAATGTTTACTGATATTCATTGGGGTAATCATCATAATTCAGTTCAACATAATATAGATTGTGCAACTTATATTGAATGGTTTATAAAACAAGTTGCAAAGAATGATGTTGATTGTATCTTCTTTCTTGGAGATTGGTTTGAACATCGTGGAGCAATCAACAGTTTGACTGCACACTATTCAATTAACGCTCTTAGACGATTAAATTCATTAGGTATTCCAATACTAATGTTAGTAGGGAATCATGATTTATATCATAGACATAATCGAGAAATCCATTCAGCGGAAACTTTCAAAGAATTGAACAATGTTCATATTATCGATGCTCCGGCTAAACTTAATGATATGTTATTATTGCCTTATCTTTTCAAAGATGAATATCCATTAGTTGCACCACAAGTTAATAAATCTAAATATGTCTTTGGCCATTTTGAGTTTAGAAACTTTTATTTGACTGGTACTAATACCCGAGCAGAACACGGATATCATCATAAGTTATTTGATGGCCCAACTCATATCTTCTCTGGACATTATCATAAAAGACAAGCAACAGATAATGTTATCTACATTGGTAATCCGTTTGGTACTTCATATGCAGATGCTGGCGATTATGAACGAGGTTGTTGTATCTTAAATGTTAGTACAGCTGAAGTATCTTTTATTGATTATGAAGCGGGTCCAACTTATCTAAAAACTGAGTTAAGCTCGTTACTTGATGAATTAGTAAAACCTAAGAATAAAGCACGCGTTAGATGTTTATTAGATGTGGAAGTAACTTACTCTGAAGCTCAAGCTATAAAGCAAGAGTTTATGGAGTTATACGACTTACGTGAGTTAATACTTGAAGAAAATGTCAAAGAACAACAAGCAGCTCTTGAAGAAAGTATTGCTGAGCTTGAAGAATTAGACTTAAGTTCTTTAGATGAAACTGTTATGAAACTTATTGAAACTGGGGTTCAAGCAACATCAACTATTAACCCCACCACATTAGTATCAATCTACAAACTATTATAGAATTATGCAAAGATTAAAAGCAATAAGATTACGTTTTAGAAACTTCATGTCGTTTGGTAACCAATGGACTGAAATCAATTTTGAAGATTCTACTTCTACTTTCATTTACGGAGAAAACATAGATACTAATACTAGAAATGGTGCTGGTAAAACTTCAATTCTAAATGCTATTGTATATGCTGTCTATAATCGAGCTTTTGATAATATCACCTTACCTCGACTAATCAATATCACTAATGCAGCAAAGAATACTTTGATGGAAGTTGAGTATCTTTTTTCTAAAGGTTCTGACATATATGAAATCAAGCGTAAGCGAGGTGAATCTCACGGTGTAACTTTAGAAGAAAATGGAATTGATATTACTCCAGATAGTATTAACGAAACTGATGCGTTGATAGAACGTATCTACGGCAGAAGTTATGAACTTTTTACTAGAGTAATTGTCTTTGCCGGTAATACTACACCATTCCTTGATTTACCGGTTAGTTTGCAACGTGCTCATATTGAAGAACTATTCAACATTACAGTCTTAAGCGAAAAGGCTCAAAAACTGAAGAAGGTTATTCAAACTAGTGAAAGTGATGCAAAGGTAGAAGAAGCCTTATTGAAAGAACGAGAAACAACATCAAAGCTGAAGCAGAAACGTTTAGCAGAGTTTGAACAAAAGGTTATCAGTTGGGAAGAACAGAAAGAAGCTAAGCTAATAAGTTACCGTAAACAATTAGCTTCAGTAGAAGGCATTGACTTTACTAATGAACGGGAACTATTTGAACGTAAGACAAAGTTGTCAGAAGAACAACAACGAACATCTTCAACTAAGGCATCACTAACACGAGCTAAAGAACGACTTGATAAAGATATTGCAACACTCCTAAAACAGCAACAGCATTTGGAAGATGACAAGTGTCCGTATTGCTTACAGAATATGGCAGATGCAGCTTCTAAGCTACATGACATTGAAGAGAAGCTATTAGCTCTTGTTTCTTCTTTAGAAGAGCATGAAGAAAAGCTAAAGGCAGAAACGACTAAGCTAACTAACATCCAAGCTGAATTGAAAGAAGTCAATGAAAGTATGACATATGACAATCTTCCAGTGTTACTTGATACGTTAGCAAACATGAATACACTACAAGTTCAATTACGAGAACTTGAATTAGCAGAAAATCCATACTTTGAAACGTATGAACAAATGGAGTCGGAAGTAAATGAAAGTTCTATTAGCTATGAGAAACTAGATGAATTGAAAAGCACCATTGAACACCAACAGTTTCTTTTGAAACTTTTGACTGATAAGAATAGTTTCTTAAGACGTCGCATTATCAGTCGAACTATTCCGTTTCTAAATCTTAGAATGAATACTTATGCTAAGCAATTAGGATTACCACATGTCATACAGTTTAAAGATGATATGACTTGTATGGTGTCTCAGTATGGACGAGAACTTGATTTCGGTAACTTATCCGCTGGCGAAAAGAAACGTGTCAATCTTGCAATGTCATTAGCTTTTAGAGATGTCTTACATCATTTACATGCAAAAGATAACTTACTGTTTGTCGATGAAATTGATGCTTCGTTA